GCGCACGTTGTGTGGGTGTGCCACCCGGACCTTGCAAGCCATGGCGGCTAACGATCGGCCGCAAGACGTCGGCCGCTCACACGCTCGTAAGCGACCGTCTGCGAGCTCGACGGCTAACGCGGCGCTTATCGAGCGATGGCAAGCCGTAGAGCGCGCCACGCTCGAGCGTGTCACGGTCGCGCTCGAGGGTCGCGACAACGGCAAGGGTCTAGACGGTAGCGCGATGCCGCGCGAGTACCCATCGAATAGCGAGACGGCCGCGCTAATTGATCTAGGCGTCAAGATCGCACGCGACCTGGGTTCCGCGATCGACCCGCACCCGATCGAGGCTATCGCCGGTCCGCCGGCGCCTACCCGAGCTCGCCGGCGGCGTAAGCTCGACCTGTGAGCCGGCGCCTGCCCGAGCCGCGATGGCAGACGCCACTACCGGCCGGCTGGGTTGACTCATGGGGCCCGGACGTTGCCGCGATCGCGCAAGCGGTACTCGGGTTCGAGCTCGACCTATGGCAGCGTAAGGCGCTGAACCGGGCGCTACTGTACGGGGCGGATCACAAGCTATTACACAGGCTCTACGTCGTCTCTACGGCGCGGCAACAGGGTAAGACGGGCCTAGTACGCGCGCTCATCGCCTGGGCGCTTACGAACGCTTCTGGGCCCGACTGGCACCGGATCATCGGTCTAGCGCATGACAAGCGGCAGGCGCGCCTCATCTACGAACCCGTGATGACGGATCTAGAGCCGCTAGCTGCGCGTTATGGGCCGGCATCGCGCGGCGGTCTAAACGTGACACGGTACCTGGGCATCCGGTCCGGTATGTATGGGCGAGCTCGCGAGTATCACGTCGGCTCGCGCGAGGCTCGAGACGCGCTACGCGGAGAGACGACGGACCTAGGCGTGTTCGATGAGGTCCGCACGCAAAAGGATCATGCGACCTGGGCCGCGCTCGAGCCGACCACGACGTCCCGACCCGAGCCCCTGATATTCGGGATTAGCACGGCCGGCGACGATAGATCCGTCCTGCTACGGGAATTCTGGGAACGCGGTGTACGGATCATTGACGGCGCCGAGCCCATGACAGATTTCGGCATGACGTGGTATGCGAGCTCGGAGCGGTATCCGCCGGATGACCCGCGGTCATGGCGCGAGGCGAACCCATCGCTAGCGGAGGGACGCATCGCGGAGGCGGCACTACGATCGGCCGTAGGGACGTCGGGCGGCGCGGATACAGCGATGTTCCGGTCGGAACGTCTGAACCTGTGGGCCGACGCCATCGATACATGGTTGCCGCTCGGAGTGTGGGCCCGTCAGACGGTCGCGGATCAGCCGGACCGCGGGCGTGTCGTGTTCGGTGTCGAGACCACGCCATCCTGGGGCGCGGTCACGGTCACGGTCGCATGGGCGACCGATGCCGGCGCCTATGTCGGTGTCGCTGGGTTCGATAGATCGACCCTACCGCGGCCGGATGGCACGCTAGCGTCATCGGTCGCGCCGTCCGACCTGACGGCGCTACTGAGCCGTTTACAGGCGTCCTGGGGCGCTGTAGCGGTCGCGTGCGTCGGCACCGCGGCCGCGTTCCCGCACGTTGACGCCTGGGCCGCGGAGAATGACATACGCACAGTGAAACTGGGCTCGGGACAGATGCGCGCGGCATCCGAGCTATTCCGGTCCGAGCTCATCGGCGGCCGGCTGACACACCCGGAGGATGCCGACCTCGCGGCACAGGTTCGGGACGTGCGCCCGTCACACCCGATCGAGTCGGGGTCATGGTATCTGTCGGCCCGTGAGTCAAAGGGACCCGTAGAGGCTATCCGCGCGGCCGCCTGGGCCGCCTGGGCCGCGATCGCGCCGGAGGATGCGGAGCTACCGCCCCAAATTTTCGTCTAGGATCGCGCTACGTCGGATAGCGTGGCCGGCGCGTGTCTGAGCTCGAGCCGGTAATACCTGGGCCGGCTCGAGTTTTGACACAACCTATTGTCAAAATGCACCGGGTAGCTACACTTAGTAGCCGTGGTTAGTCCGTTGCTCGGGCGATGGTCGGCGGACGTTGGCTACGCCTCCCGGTGTTCCTCCCGGTCGAGGCGTGGCCGGCCACATATCCCCAGCTACTAGCGGAGAGGCATGACCACGGTAGACACCATTCGCGCCGTATTCACTTACGCGATCGCGCTCGTCGTGGTCACGGGAGGCGGCGCCGTCATCTTCGTTTCGCGCGGCGATGCGGCATCGGCCGATACGGTCGCGATCATGGCCGGGTTCATCGGCGCTGCGCTCGCGTTCGTATTCTCGTCAGAGACGCAGACGCGCACCGCGCGACAGACGTCTACCGCTACGCGCGAGGGAGTCATCGCGCACGCGAACGGCATCACGTCCGAGAATACGCGGACTCCGGGGGATGGCTAAGCGCGACAAGCGCACCCGTAAGGCGATCGACCGGCCGGCGGAGCGGCACGGGTTCGATACCGGCGGCCTACTCGGGCATGACGCGACCTACAACGTAAACGTCACTGAGTCTGTCGCGCTGTCCGTTGACGTCGTGTTTGCGTGCGTGCGCACGCTGGCGGATCTGACCTCCGATGCTCAAGTGGGCGAATTCCGCGGTACCGAAAAGCTCATCGATAGCCGGCTCGTCCTCCGGCCTATGGCGAGCATTACGCGGCGCACGTGGTTATGGATGCTCGTCGCGATCATGGCGCTATACAACGGCGCGTATCTGTGGCGCCGGTTCGGTATCGCACCGGACGGCGCACCCTACACGCTCGAGCCTGTGGCGCCTCCGCGCGTGCAATGGCTGAGTGCTACGCGCGTACTGATCGACGGAGAGGACGCACGGCCGGAGGATCTGCGCTGGGTTCCGCGTATGACGTTCCCGACCATGACGCGCGACCTTGCATCGCTTATCCGCCTCGCTCGAGAGGCTATCGCGGCCGCCTGGGCCGCAGACTCGTACCGGTCGGATTTCTGGCAGCAAGGCGGCGCGCCACAGTGGTACGTGACGACGGATCAGCCGTTGTCCAATACCGACGCTGACGCCATCTCGGATCGCATCACGCAAAAGCGCACGACGTCCCCCGGTAAGCCGCTCGTGCTCGGAAAGGGCGCTAAGCCGGCGACCCTGGGCACGGATCTAGCCGCGGCCGGCGCCGCGGATGCGACGTCTAAGCTCGGAACGTCAATTGCACGCTATTTCGGGATGCCGGCTTGGATGGTGAACGTCCCTAGCGAGGCTGGGTCGCTGACCTACGCGAACGCATCCGCGGCCGGACTCGACCTCGTTCGCTACACGCTGCAACCCGGATACGCGGGCCCGATCGCGGATGCATGGTCGGATGAGCTACCCGGTAACTACCTGACCGGGCGCCGTGTCGTCCTGGGGCTCAACCACCTGACGCGCGGTACCGTGCTGGAGCAATCGCAGGCATATGCCATCGCGACCGGTAATCAAGCGTGGATGATTCCGAGCGAGGTACGCGCCGAGCTCGGACTCCCGCCCGACCTGGGCCTAGATGAGACCGGCACACCGGCACCCGCGCTAGAGAGGATCGCACCATGACGTATCGATGCCCGATCGACGGGCGCGAGCTCGCAGAGGGTAAAGCGTGTCCCGAGCACGGTATCGCGTTCGGGCCCGATGGCCGCGGCGGTACCGTTGTCGCGTCAACGAAACCGATCGGGAACCGGTCGGAGACCGCTGACAAGCCGGCCGGCGACCGGCCGGCGACCGGCCGGAAGCGTAAGGCGGCACGATGAGCGACCTACACCGGCTCGACGCGGGTTCCGTAGCCATCCGTAGTGATGCGGAGGGCGACGGCCGCACGATCGAGGGATACGCAGTCAAGTGGGGCGAGCTCACTAGCCTCGGAGCGGCCGAGGAATTCCCTGACGCTGCGGAAGGGTTCGAGCGCGGCGCATTCGCGGACGCGATCGCTGCGCGAGCCGATCGGCCGTGGCCGTTCCTCGCGACCCACAATGGCGTGCCGGTGGCCGGTATCCGGTTCGATGAGGACGACACCGGATTGCACTACGTCGGGCGGATGCTCGAAACGCAGGCGGCGAGGGATTACGCAGCGACCATCCCGGCCGGTAACGATGGCGTGTCGCTCGAATTCATGGTCCGCGGCGCGACGTCTAAGCGGCGCGGTAACGCAGTCATTCATACCCGAGTGCCGGCTATCGCCGGGTTAGCGGGAACCTATAAGCCGGCCTATATGGGCGCGACGATCGCGCTCCGATCGGAGGGAGATACGAACATGACGGATACGACCGAGGCGACCGTGGCGGAGCGTGCCGAGGCGGCACCCGCGCCGCTCGGGATCTCGCGCGATGACATGGTGCAGCTCGTCCGCGACACCGCTACAGAGGTTGTCCGCGGGATGGCCGAGCGCGGCGCATTCGTCGCGGGCCCGAAGCCTGCCGACCCGTTCGCCGGGTACAAGAACCTGGGCGAGCTCATGCGGGCCGCGTTCGCGACTCGACCGGAGACGACCGCGGATCCTTCGAGCGGCGCTACGCCGCAGCGCGACGACCTCCGCGCCTACGCGGCGCGTGCGCTCGCGGACGTCGTGTTTACGTCGGGCGCCAATGCTGGGCTCGCCTCCGGCAATCTCGTTACGACCGATATCAAACGGATCGTCAATGGCGGCCGGCCGGCCATCACCGCGTTCGGTGGTCCGCGGGGACTGGGCGACACCGCGGGGCTTACGCTCGAGTGGCCGTATTTCGATGGCACGCTGTCGGATTACGTCGCGGCACAGTCCGCGGAAAAGGCGGAAATCGAGTCCGCCACGATCGATATCAAGCTGGACACTGAGGCGCTGAAAACCTACGCAGGCGGCGCCGATATCTCGTATCAGGTACTCCGCCGGGGTAATCCGAGCGTGCTGGATGCGTTCGGTCGGATCATGCTCGCCGCCTGGGCGGCCGTGACCGATGCCGCATTCGTTACCGAGCTCGAGTCCGGATCGGTCACGGTGGATTACACCGAGGCGCTTGCATCGCATGACCTCTCGGAATTCATCGCGAACCTCATCACGGCATCGCTGGCCGTGCAGGCGGCGACCGGGCAGCCGGCCGATTTCGTGCTTGCCAGCACAACGGCATTTGCCAAGCTCGCGAACCTGATCATCCCGTCAACGATCACGATCGCGGGCGCGTCATCGGCGGACGTGCGCGGTATGCGGATTGAGCTCGCGAACGTCCCCATCGTTCACGTTCCGAGCATCACGGCGGATAAGCTCATTATCTCGAACCCGCTGGCCGCGGCATGGTTCGAGGATGGTCCGTTCCAAGTGTCCGCGGAAGATGTGGCACACCTGGGCCGAGACGTCGCGTTCTGGTCGCTTGGGGCCGGCGCGCGGTTCATCCCGGCCGGCATCGTCGAAGCCTACGACGTCACCCCGTAACCATGTCGACCGATCGCAACACGCGCTTGCAGGAGGTCACGGCGCCCGGTACTCCGGTATCGGGCACCGCGGTCCTGTACGTCAAGTCAGATGGCAAGCTCTATTGCAAGG